GTGCGGAATTGCTGGCGGGAGTCAAACTTATAGCAGTAGAAGCTCATCGGGTCAGCTCCTGCAGGATGGAGTTAGGTAGGCGGCGGGGCCAGAAGTCGAGGCGGCGGATGGTGCCTGCTTTGATATGGTTGGCACCAATGTGGTCAGAGCCAATGTCTACGCGGGTTAACGCGGTTGGCATAATTGCCGAAGTATCCACTGCGACTGTCTCCCCGTTTAACGATAGGCCTAAGTTGTTTGCCGCATAAGCGCCAACAAACTTTGCTGCTGTGTTTGCAGACAAAAGACCAGCGCTTGTTGCATTTCCGTCAAATACACCGCCGGTTGCGGTTGCTATAGAAGAAAATCCACCTCCCTGTATATTTAGTGCAATTTGATTGTTAAAGCTATTGTCGCTAAGACGAAGAACAAATTGATTTCCGCCAGAGTTCGGCTGCGCTAACGCAGCTTCCGCAAACACCGTCCCCTCGTCCTGCCGATACCACCTACTAAAGTTGGCCCCCGTCATCACCGCCACATCAGCGGCACGCACGACCTGTGAGATGCCACTATTCGGGATGTAGCTAGTCGCAGGCCCGCCAATTTCAAGCTGGCCAAACTGCACCGTTCCGGTAACAGTTAACGTCAGTGCTCCCGATGCTGGCGTAAACGTTAGAATTGTGCGGGCTGGATATGCACCAGTACCAACAACAGTTGCAGTATGCGCACCGCTTAGTGCTACCGTGCCAGTGCCATAAAAACTCAGCGTGTGCGCAACTGCCGTAACAGTTTTGGTTTGTGTTGACAGCGCATCGGTCAACTCTAATATCTGAACCCGCTGCTCCTCCCTCAGCAACCCCAGACACTCCAGCGTCACCGGGTCGTGGGTGAATCTGGGAACACCTGCTGCAACAACCTGAATCTGCCCCGCGCTGTTGATCGTCGTGGCGTCGCTCAGCCGGGAGAATGTGATCAGGTTTTGGCCGCTGACTACATCAATCAGCGAGCGGGTTTTGGCGAACTGCAAGCTCATCGACGGCATCATCCGTGCACGGCGCCATAGAGGGTCGCGCATCCAGGAGGCTGTTAGCAGTGCAACTCGACGTGACAGCAGAGGAAAGCTCATAGCTTAGTTCTGCGCAATCGACAGCTCGATGAAATGCTGCTCTCCGCTTGCTGGGTTATCATTTGCAAGTGTTGTGAGCTGGCCGAACAGCGCAGTCCCTGCTGCCGAGAACGGCAGATTCACGAACGGCGAGAGCGCGCTGCTGCTGTCGCTGCCGGCTCCTGCAGTGCTGTGGTTGAAGTCTACAAAGCCGATCCGGTTCGCACGGTTCGCCCATAGCAGCGGAAACGGCGCATTGTCGTTTACCGCGGCAGCCGTCTCTCGATACAGCCACAGTCGGTAACTTGCCAGCCGCGTGTTGTTTTTGATGTGTCGCGCCGACAGGATCATCCCGCTGCCACCAGCAGCCCTGGCAGCCCCCGGGAAGACCAGAATCGACGGTGCGCTCGTTGAGCTGCTCACCGCATCACCTGCGCCGTAAGGGTTGGTGTCGGTGGGCCGCGTGAACGTCGTGCTCACAGTGGCCTGGAAGCCAACTGCCTTGACGCTGTTCAGCAGCTCGCTGGTCGCTGCAACCCATTGGCCGGTCGCACTGTCGAAAACATGAAGAAGCAGGCTCATGACGGTCCTCCGGTGTTGGTTCTGTGCAGCATCAGCAGCCAGCCAGTATGGCCGTCAGGCTGCGCGTCTCGCACGCGATAGGTGGTGCTGCGCGCCACCACGGTGTCGCCCTGCTTTGGATCCCAGGGCAGCTCATTTCGATTGATCAGCACCACCGGCTGCGTCGACCGCACCTGGATTCCGGTTTCAGGATCCAGGCCCACGTGACTGGCCTGGAACACCCCACTGACCTGGGCCGTGCTCTCACCGCGAGTGATCGCAATAGGTTCCCCCATCACCCGCACTACAGCGGTCAGGGCACGGTTAGCCAGGTCGTTGCGCATCAGCCGATCTTCACGTGAGCGAAGGCCTGGCTGGTGGTCTTAGCGGCAGTAAACACACCCACCGCGAGATGAGTGCTAGCCACCGGCGTGATGCGCTTGTTGGTGTTGTCCCAGTAAGCGATCGCGCCCGGCGTTGCGTCGGTGCTGCCGCCGGTCGCAGCGACCAGACCATACACACCCTCGGTGTCGATGTTGATCACATCGCCCGACACCCCATCCACGGTGCAGATACCAAACAGGCTGGCGCCCACCTGCACGCCTTCACCGCCCTTGCGGTCATACGGCAGCGTCTCTTCGAGATAGCGACCGTTCTGGATGAAACCCAGACCGGTGCTCGGATCGTAACCCTTCATGATTCAGTCCTCAGGCAATGGTTGATTAGATCGGCTCAGATCAAGCGTTCACACCGTTGGAGCGGTAGAAGGCCTGGTGCTGCGGCACATGAGCACCGAAGCTGTGACGCAGGTAGGTGGTCACACCGTCAGGATCGCGGCCAGACACCGACTCGATGCTGGGCCCGCCTTCACCTTCCAGATAACCGAAGACCAGCTTGTCCACGCCGGGGTAATCGCCCACGATATAGAACTGAGTCGGGCTGCTCACATCCAGGCGGGGTTCGACGATCTTCTCCAGGTAGCCCGTGAAGATGTTGACGTTGCTCGTCTGCGTCGGCTGGATAGCAGTGTTGAACTGATCGAACGCAGTTTCCAGTGTGGTTGGAAGCAGGATGTAGCGGGGCACCACATAGAGCGGGTTCTTGCCGGTGAAGTCCTTCTGGTTGCGCATCTTCTGACGCGCTTCGGAGATCGCAGGCACGCCGATCGCACCGGTGCCGGTGTTGTTGTGATCAGCGTGGAATAGCACCTTCCCGTCGCTCGTGCACTTCACGTTGCCGGTGATCAGGCCCCACATCTGGTTGGCCTCAAAGGTGGCAACGCCACGGCCCAACACCTGGATGATCCGGGTGATATAGCCCAGGTTGTCGTTGATAATCAGCCGGCGGCCGACCAGCACCTTCTTCCCGTACTCGGTGAGCTTCCAGCTGCCGCCCTGCTCTTGCACGGTGCCCGACTTGTACTCGCCCTGCTCCTTGAGCTCTTCAGGCAGCATCTGGCCGCCCACCTCGATCTCCTTCATCTCGCGGAAGTCGGGCAGGTTGCGCTGCTCCGCAAGAGGCCGCCAGGTCTGCCGCTCAGCCTCGTAGGCGCCCTTCAGCGTCACGCGCTGAATGCTGGTCAGCAGCAACGGGAAGTCGGTGGTGGAGTGCATGGCACGACCGGCCAGGTCCTCCTTACTCATCCCCTTGGTGCTCACGCCCGAGCGCTCCACGCACTCGCGCGCCATGTCCAGCAGGGTGGTGCCCAGGTACTCGCGGGCGCCGCCTTCATCCCACTTCCGCATCCCGGAGCGGGCCTCCAGGGCGTGAAGCATCGCCTCAGCGCGCTTCTCGCCGTGGTCGGTGCCAACCTCAACACGGCCGGCCATGGTCTGCGGCTGGCTGGCCTGGCGCTCGGCCATCTTGTCGATGATCATCGCCCGGGCATCGTTGATCGGCGTGCCCTCAGCGATCAGCTGCTCAGCAAACTCACCATCGAGGCCAGCCTTGCGGCAGGCGTCCATGATGTCGGTCACACGGCGGCGCTCACCGGCACGCACCTCGTCGGCATTCACCACAGGGGCCGCCGGGGCCGATGCAGCAGCTCGGGTTTCCTTGTCTTGGGTGGGCTCGGGAGCCTGCACCCCATCAGCGGGAAGGGTCATGGATCGTTCCTTTTCAGGTTGGGTTGCAGGAGGCTCCTCAGAACGCACCTGAGCCCCGGCATCAGCCGGGATCGGGACCAGCGAGAGCTCATACGGCTCCCAGTCCACTGCGCGCTCAACCGGCACTGCGCCAGTCTCGTCACGCTCGGTCTTGTGGACCTTGTAGCCCACAGACACGTTTCGATAGATGCCGTCGATCACATCTTGGAAGATGCTCTCTACGTCATCCCGCCGGCTGAACTTCACCAGGGCGCGGGCCTCGGTCCCATTCAGCCATGCTCGCTGCACCACGCCAATCTGGCTGCGCAGTGAGTAGGAGTCGTGTGCATCGAGCAGCGGCCCGCCCTTGTTCAGGCGGTCGAGTCGCACAGCACCAGGCTGCAAGCTCAGCTCCTCGATGTAGTCGCCGCGCGACCAACTCGCACGACGCACCTGGGCGCCGGTGCTCCACACCAGCTCAACAGTTCGCTCCTCGACGTTGATCGTCGACGGCTCGAACATCGCCCTGGTCTGCAGCAGACCTTCGCTCATGTCGTCTCCTACGGCCTCACAATTCTAGGGTTACACCGCCGCAGTCTCCTGCGGCGGTGGTGCTGCCTCATCCGGTGGCTCGCCGGCAGGTGGCAGATCGGATCCTATTGGCCGTGCCTGCGTCAGTCCTGCTGCGCTCACCTTCCTTGGGTCGGTGTCTAGAACCACCTTGCCGGCATCAAGCAGGCGGTTCCATTCCACGTAGAGCGCAATCACATCCTCGGGCTCCAGGCCTTCCATCCGTATCGCTTCCTGCGGCGGCAGCAGGCCCGCACGCATCTTCTGGATGATCGCCTTTGTGTCTGCCGCCGGGTCGTAAGCCTGCGGTGGTGGTGGCGTCCAGTCAGCCGTCAGGCCATCGGTCGGGATCCCAGCAATGCTCGCCTGCCGCGCCCACCATCCCCACACACGGTTGAAGACGGTCGGCGCCAGCACTTGCCACTGTTCGCAAGTCGTCTGCTTGTTGAAGCTCTGCCACCCCAGCCGGCCCGCGCTGAAATTGGTGCCCTGAAAATCACCCGTCAGCAGCTCATACGGCACGTTCACACCTATCGACGTCCGCAGGAGATACGTCCGCATGATCTGATCGATCTCGCCCACGCTCGGCGGACTCGAGAACCGGACGTCCTGGCCAGGCCCCAGCTTGACCATCGCGCCTGGTTCAATGCGATCGGTGATGTTTGCCTTCTGATCGCCGGCCCCATCCACGTCCACGATCACGCCCATCATGCAGGCGGACACCTTCTGTTTCAGCAGCTGCGCGTCCATGTAGTCGTCCAGGTCGCGCAGCGTGATCACCACCGGCGCCATGCACGTCACCCCACGGGTCTGCTGCGGCCGATCGGCTGAGAACAGGTGGATGATCTCGTCGGCCGGCACACGGTTGGCCTGAGGCGAGATCACGCGGATCGTCGCCTCACCCGGGTGGTGGTTGTAGAGCCAGTAATTGATCCGGGTGCCGTCCGAGTCGTATTCGATCCCCCGGTGCGTCCACCCGCCATCTGGTGCGCCAGCGTTCGCCAGCCCGTCCTGGGTCTCGGCAATCCAGTCCGGCTCTAGCACCTGCAGCTGCAGCGGGATCTTCAACCCCAGCCGGCGCATCTTCGCCGCGCTCGGAATCCGCATCCGCACCAGCACCTCACCCGACTCCTTCCAGCAGCGGACAGCCTTAACCATCAGCCCGTCGAAGCTCGCCAGTCCCTCGAAGTCACACTGCCGTGGGTCCATCGCCCAGGCCCTGAACTCATCCGTCGCACGCTGCCCCCGTGTCCCACCGTTACGCCGGCCGGCCTTCGCCTTAAAGCTCCACCCCTGACCGATCAGCGCCGCCTCCCACAACGTGATGATCCGCTGCGCATACGGGTTGTTGCGCACCAGGTCGCG